ACAAGCTGATTGACTGCGATTCCTCTCAAATCGAGGCACGGGTACTAGCATGGTTGGCAGGGCAAGACGATCTTACTGAAGCGTTTGCTACGGGTAAGGATGTGTACAAACAGATGGCCTCTAAAATATATAATGTCTCTGAAGAATATATCACTAAAGATCAACGGTTCGTAGGTAAGACAACCATACTAGGTGCGGGTTATGGGATGGGGGCTGTCCGGTTTGTCGATCAGCTTGCAACCTTCGGGTTTGACATGAACCTTAACGAAGCAAGGCGCGTGATCAGTGTATACAGGGACAGTAACTGGAAGGTAAGCCAGCTATGGCGGCAAGCACAGCATGTACTGAAGTCTTTGTACTACCATGATGTTACTAAGTTTGGGTTGGCAGACGTACTTACTTTAGCCCCCGAGCATTCGGGGATTAGACTGCCTTCTGGTTTGCTCTTACGTTACGGCGACCTACAGTTTGAACAAGAAGAGCGAGGGCCACAGTTTAATTATGCCACTCGTGAAGGTAGGAAAAAGATATATGGGGGTAAGGTGGTAGAGAATGTATGCCAAGCCATTGCCCGTTGTATTATTGCGGAGCAGATGCTAAAAATACCTAAGCGGTATAAAGTTGTGTTAACAGTCCACGACTCAATCGTATGCTGCGTACCCGAGACAGAGGTTTCAGAGGCACAGTTGTCTATCGAAAAAAGTATGCGATGGGTACCTGATTGGGCTGAAGGACTACCATTAGATTGTGAATCCGGTATAGGTACTAATTACGGAGAGTGCGAATGAGTAAAGTAACAGGTATAAAAAGCACTATCGCAGCGCCCTATAGTTTTGAGCAACTTTCAAACATGAGTAAATCTGTATGAGTATAGCCCCGTGGTCATTCAGTAAGATCAAAGCTTTCGAGCAATGCCCGAAGCAGTTCTACCACATGAAGGTACTCAAAGAGTTTGAGGACAAAGAAACAGAGGCTATGCGTTATGGAACGTTGATGCATGAAGCTGCAGAGAAATACGTACAGGATAATACCCCCCTACATAAATCTTTTAAGTATGTGCAGCCTAGCCTAGATTCACTTATTGCCATCAAAGGCGAGAAACTATGTGAATTTAAAATGGGATTAACCGCTTCCCTAGAACCGTGTGAGTTTGATGCAGACGATGTTTGGTGGAGGGGTATCGCTGACCTAGTGATACTAGATGAAGAAAACAAAAAAGCTTGGGTAGTTGATTACAAAACTGGAAAGTCTACGCGGTATGCGGATAAAGGACAGCTAGAGTTAATGGCCCTTGCCGTATTCAAACACTTCCCAGTAGTCGAGACAGTTAAAGCAGGGCTACTGTTCGTAGTATGTAAAGAACTAATAAAAGCAGAGTACACAAAACCATCACAGACAACTTTATGGGATAAATGGACAAGCGCGTTTACCCAAATGGAAACTGCGTTTGAGGCAAATGTCTGGAATGCAAAACCCAGTGGCTTGTGTAGGAACCACTGTGCAGTTCTTGAGTGTACCCATAACGGGAGAAACTAATGCCATATAGAAATAAACCTCGACCTTATAAGAAAGAGTACCAGCAGCAGAAGGCGCGTGGGGAACACGAAGGCAGGATGGAACGGCAACGTGCTAGACGCGCCTATGACAAGAAGGGTATTAATCGCAAAGGCAAGGACATCAGTCATGCCAAACCCATAAGTAAGGGCGGTAAGAACAAAGATGGGATGAGACTCGCCTCCCGCAGTAAGAATCGCGCTGGGGGTGGGCGTATGTCAAGACCCCCCGTTACCTAAAAAGTCAGATGCTGGCCCCGATGCATCTAAAAACAAAATTGGGGCAGTCCTCAGTGACGGTTTTATTCATTTGTCCGTCCATTGTTCATGCAGACCTAGCCCTATCTGTGGACGCAACAGGGCCTACACGTTTATACGTTGCGAATTAAGAGGAAGAGTATGCAAATCGTAAAAGACAAAGCTGTAATGCTAAATCTACGTGATCCAAAGAGGGTTACTAATGTAATCCCTAAGAGTAAGGTACTAGAGAATAACAAGGTGCTTGTTAACTGGGGGTTAGATGAAGTTCACGTTCTTAAAAACTTAGATATAAATGTACCTTCTCCGATACAGTCACAGTACCAATGGACAGGTCAGTACGAACCGTTTGAGCACCAGAAAACTACCGCAGCGTTCCTAACACTGAATAAACGAGCTTTCTGCTTCAATGAACAAGGCACAGGTAAGACCGCATCAGCGATATGGGCGAGTGATTATCTTCTCAATAAGGGGTGTATCAATCGGGTACTAGTGATATGCCCGTTGTCCATCATGGAGGCTGCGTGGAGGGCAGATCTGTTTACTTTTGCTATGCACCGTACCGTGGACGTAGCATATGGAGCTTCTGCTAAACGTAAGAAGATTATTAATCAAGGGGCAGAGTACGTAGTTATCAACTATGACGGTTTGGAAATAGTCGCTGATGAGGTCGCTAGTGGAGGATTTGATTTAATCATAGCTGATGAAGCAACCCACTATAAGAACGCACAGACTAAGCGTTGGAAAGTACTTAATAGGCTAATTACCTCTAAGACATGGGTGTGGATGATGACAGGTACTCCAGCGGCGCAATCCCCGCTAGATGCGTATGGGCTTGCTAAGATTATAAACCCTACTGCTGTCCCCAGATTCTTCAGTTCGTTCCGTGATCAAGTCATGGTGAAAATTACACAGTTCAAGTGGGTGCCAAAAGAATCTGCAGTAGATACAGTATTTAATGCGCTACAACCTGCTATCAGGTTCACTAAAGCGGAATGTTTAGACCTTCCTGAGATGGTGCATACCAAACGGGAAGTTGAAATGACCCGCCAGCAGAAGAAATACTACAAAGAACTAAAAGAAAAAATGGTTATCCAAGCGGCGGGGGAACAGATAACTACACCTAATGCTGCGGTGAATATGAACAAACTACTACAGATATCTTGTGGAGCTATTTATACCGACACTGGAGAAACGCTAGAGTTTGACATTAATCATAGATACAAAGTACTGAAAGAGGTAATAGATGAGTCTAGTAAAAAGGTTCTTGTGTTCGTGCCTTTTAAACATGTCATAGATATTTTGGTAGATAAATTAGAGAGTGACGGTATTACTACTGAAATAGTACGTGGGGACGTTTCCGCACATAAGCGTACGGATATATTTAAACGCTTTCAGACAATGCCTGACCCGAAAGTTTTGGTTATACAACCTCAAGCCGCAGCGCACGGTGTTACTCTCACTGCGGCAAATACAGTGGTGTGGTGGGGGCCAACTAGTTCATTGGAGACCTACCTGCAAGCCAATGCTAGGGTACATAGGTCAGGGCAAGACCACAAATGTACTGTAGTACAGCTACAAAGTTCTGCCGTAGAGAAACGTATATACTCACTACTTGATAATAGAATTAACATACACACAGAAATAGTTGCTTTATACAAAGATTTACTTGACTAAGCTACAAATAGTAACTAAAGTTTGTTTTCCCCGATTATCGGGTGCAAGGAGAAACAGATGGACACCCAAAGTACGAGCTTACCCAAGCTTGTAAAAGCATACCGCGCTCTGAGAGAGACTCGTAGCAAACTCAAAGCTGCCTTTGAAGCCAACGATGAGGAACTTGCCAGTAATCAGGGGAAGATAAACTCGAAACTGTTGCAGTATTGTGCAGAGAACGATGTTACTTCTGTTAAGACTGAGGAAGGTACTTTTTATAGGAAGAAAAAAGTCAGCTATTGGTGTAGTGATTGGGAAGAATTCCACAAATGGATTCTAGCTAACAAAATACCTAGCGTTCTACAGAAACGAATCAGCCAGAGTAATCTGGAAGAGTTCCTCGAAGCTAGTAAAGACATTCCTATCGGACTGCAGGCAGACGCGGTGTACACAATTACGGTACAGAAACCACGAGGTTAATGATGAAGCAAGAGTACGTAAAAATAGGTGATGTAGCTGATGAATATTCAGTCAGTATCTCAACCGTGAGGAAGTGGTTAAGAGAAGATAAGATTCCTAGACATACCTACATAAAAGCAGGTAGGACATACAGGTTTAACTTGGCTGCTCTGACAGAAGCTTTACGGGGAGGCCCACCAGCATACGATGCACCCACATGGCAGCGAGAACTAACCCTAGAAGAGCATCTAGATGACTCTGAACCGCACTTTGTCACAATCATACCAAATGATGCATCAGTGCCAACAGGTATAGATGCACTTGACTCTTTCGATGAAGACTATTGATGCGTAGGGTAAGTATCAGGAACCAAACCTTTGGGTTTGACGGAGCAGACCATGAACGCATGCTTACAGCAGTGATCGTAAATGCTGCGCCTATCCAACGTACGTACTACTCTGAGGCTTTTGATGCATATAAACCGCAGACTCCGGTTTGCTGGTCTTCTAACACACAGTACCCAGATACAGAGGTACACGAAGTTGGTAAGATGCAAGCCACACGGTGCATGGATTGTCGCCACAACATACGTGGCGGTGCGGTAGGCGGAGGGAGGAGTTGTAAGTGTTCACAGAACGTAGCGATAGTTTTCCCTGCCGACCGTGAAAAGGTTTACC